CAGCGGCTATGATCTTTTTGACGGCCTTATCTTCTCGAGCAAGTTCCTCCATAGCGGCAAAGCTTTTTGGTTTTTGCCCCTGATAGGATTCGTCACTGTCGAGATGTCCGAACTTGTGGATTCGGACCAAATCAAACGCATTACATAGCTTTCCGCCACATGGATCTGTTCCATGATGAGAGAAGGCAAATTTATCATCGTAAACAATCAATCCTGCGGCCGTGGTGCCCTTTGAATAGGTGTACCTGCCTTCTATATCAGTTGGGACATAAATGTCCCCCAGGAACGTGCTAATGGCCTCAGTGATGGAATATGTCCGGCAGAATGCCCCAACTATTCCCTTCTTGTTCTCCGGGTCTTCCTGTTTCTTGGCTGAAGCTTTCACCTCATTGAGTTCTCTCTCGGCAGTAGGCCAAAGACTCGAATCCCTCCAGTCCGTGTAACTGTCCAGGATTTCATCGACGTCGATCCATGGACCATCTTGAAATTGAAAGTAATAATCTACGTCTCTCGGAGAAGACGGCCAGAACATAAGCCTGTTAGTTTCGAATGTAGTCTTATCAAATAACTCGATCCCCATAAGACCTGCAATCTGTCGGGCCGTTGCTACATACTCATCCGGAGTACACTCTCTGGACAATGGCATGATCAACCTGAACCGGGGAGAAGATTCACAATGCTTGTGTGTAGCATGAAGAACCGCGGCATTGTTGAATTGAAGAAGGTAATCATCCCAGAAGTCTTTGTGGGCGAAGTCAATGTCAAGAGTGAGTAATTGTCTGTTGACAACGTTCTCAGGCTTGCGCCTTCCATTTCTTAAGTACCCTCCGACGTAACCTCCTACGTCTTTTATTTTCAGTTGTTCCTCTTTCGTGGCTGAGATGAATTCCTTCAGAGTCTCAGTTGTCCGGTTTGTCTCCTTTAATCTTGTAACAAGTTCAGACCATTTGATTTTTTTATTTTTCCAGATTTTGGATTTGGCGCTCATCCCTATTGCCAAATTTAACTCCCCATCGTGTTTAATCATATCATATTAATCTTTTTTGTAGAACTTAGTGACATAACCATCGGCCGTAAGAGGTAGTCCCGGAGCCCAGGGAACTTCTTGGCCCATTATGCCTTCCATTCTTTTTAGTTGTTCTTCCCCTTTATTCTCAGGTACTTCGCAAATGACTTCGTCATGGACGTGCATCACTATTTTGAATCCTGCATTTCTGAGGTTCTGCATAGAGTAGGCAAGCAGATCCCTTGATATTGCCTGAACGATGTTCTCAACCAATTTGCCCCCGTATGTTTCTACTGAGGTCCATTGTTTGATCACCTGGTCCATCCCTTTGAAAATAATACTCTCCATCCCAAATCGGTTGACGCCGAGTTTAGGATGGTTATAGAAAAGGCTCCGGCCTGAAGGCAGTTCTATACGAAAGATCTCCCCATCGTAATGAAAGCCTAAAGATCGGAGTCTCATGCTCTTCCCGGTCTTAATAGTACGTATGGCACAGTCTTCAACATCAGACCAAAGTTGAACTATTTTTGGGTTAGCTTTACGCCACTTTTTCACAATGACTTTCCGTTCATGTGGCGGGATCTTTCCGTCTCTATCCATTTTTTCAATGGCTCCTTCTGCCCCCTGATACCCGAGAGCAAGCTCGGCCGTCTTTCCTCTCTGCCTTAATTCAGATCCTTTCGTCACTGATTCGATCGGGACGCCGAACATCATAGCCGCTGAAGCTTCGTAGATCTTACCGTGAGTTTTGAATACATCCAGGCGCCATTCCTCATTGGCTACCCATGAAAGAACTCGAGCCTCAATAGCGCTGAAGTCAGACACTGCAAAGGTGAATCCTTCCGGAGCTACAAGAGCGGTTCGGATCAATTCAGATAAGACGTTCGGGATGTTATCATAAAGCATTTTGGCCAGATCATAATCTCCTGAGGAAATAACCTCTCGAGCCAGATCAAGATCTTTCATGTGGTTCTGAGGAAGGTTCTGTAATTGGATCAAACGACCGGCCCAACGTCCTGTTCTGTTTGCTCCGTAAAATTGGAAGAGTCCGTGAGCACGTCCGTCTTCACAGGCACAATTGAGCATTGCCACATATTTCTTTGTTGAAGATTTGGCCAGTTTAAGCCTCCCGTCGAGGACATCCGAAACAGCCTCATCATCAGTTTCATCAAGGAGTTCAAGGACTGAATCTTTAGCCAGGGTGTGTACATTTTTTCCTAAGGCGTCGCTCAACCATTCCTTCAACTGTGATGGGCTGTTCGGATTATCTACTCCGGTTAGTTCCTTCATTCTCTCAGTGACCTCGTCACTGAACTTATTATCAATGTCAACTGCATGTTGAACCATATCAATATCAACCAAAACCCCTGCATCATTGATCTCTTGATCTATAATGTAGTTGATTCTTTCAAAGTCTGGCATTGTGTAATGTTCCAGGCGATGATCGATTTCTCTTTCAGCTTCTACGTCGTTGATACAGTACAATTTGAATTCCTCCCATTTTTCCGGATCATGCCATGGAAAGTTTCTCTCTCGCATACCATTAGCCTTAGTTGGCTTGCAGGGATTACAAAAGTATCGAATTAATGCCTTACCTGTTGATAATTTACCCTTCTCTTCGAGCTTCATTGCTTTTGATACCAGTTCCAGAGAAAGAGGCAGACCACAATAAGCAGCCTTGACCGCTGAACAATACCATTGATCTATTGGAATATCATAGCCATATTGCCTGAATGAATTACGTTCGAATATAGCATTGTGAGCACACTTGTGGACTTCAGGATCAAGCAAACCATCAATGAACTCCTGAGGAAGTTTCTCCCCTTGGGCCAGATCAACGATCTTGATCGGTTCATCATCGAAGGCATAAGCGACCAGGAGGATCTCGAAATCAAGGGATTGAGTGTATTTATAAACTCCTGAGGTCTTTATGTCCACAGAGCTAAAAGTTTCAATATCTATATGTAATCGTCGAGCCATGCTTAAAATTTTATTAGTAGGAGAGGGAGGATTCGAACCTCCGACAGAACCACTGCTCAACCCCGACTAAGCGAGATCCCCGTTTACTGTTATCCGGGCTCTTTTGTTTATCAGACAAACGCATTGTTTACAAATGAACGTCTTCATCTATAAGTGTCTACCACTGCACCACTCTCCTGTGATTAAAAGAGAGTGGGGATGAGCCACTCTCTTTATTGAACCAAAAAGCGAATTACATCAGATCATCCGCATCGTCCCAACTACCGAAATCTTCTTCAGCAGTTGAACCTCCACCAGCGAGACGTTCTCCGTCCTCAAGTTTTTGAAGGTTGTTCAATCCACAAGCAATCCCTTTGCTACCATTGGAGTCATAAGGATAGAAGGTGATTGAAGCCCTTCCATAACAACCTGAGTAGAATTCTGATTTGTCCAGGATCGGATTGAGGAACTCATCCACGATACCGGGTTTGTTTGAAGAGTTGGCGTTCACGAACATGGCTCCGGCGTAAACTTCATCGTCCTCTCTTTCATCGTCACCGTCACGAAGTGGAGTCTTCAAGTTCTTAGGAACCTTGCCACCCCATTTTGAGGTCTTTCCTTCTTCGATGGCGCTTTCGATTGCGGCCTTGATTTTGCCAAGTGTCTTCTTATCCGTCTTCGGAATGATCAGTGAGACACTGTACTTTGGTGTTGAACTTTCGTTCATTGCTTTCGGTTCGAAAACCTGTGCGTAACTGAATCGCACCTTTCCGGTAATAACTTTAGTCTGTGACATACTTTTAAATTTTTAAGTTTGAAATACACTGCAAATATAAACCTTCTTTTTCAGATAAAAAAATAATTTCAGATAAAAATGAAACTAAATTTCATCCTTGAAGTCTAACTTCGCTTGTTCGATCCCCATTGCCGGTCTTTTATCAGACTCGGGAACGAGTGTCGGTTTGCCTGGAGGAAGTAGGACCATCTCCCCAAGAAGAGCAGGGAAATCTTTTTTGCCCAGGAGTTTTTCAATGGCAGGAATGCCGGCAAGTTTAGAGACCATGAAGTCTTTTGGATCATGACTGAGTTCCAGAGTAGCGATGACCTTTTCCTCATCCATCCATTTTCTCTGAGACCTTCCCTCGACGATCTTATAGCCAGGCCATTGTTTGCCTTTGAGTGCTTCAGCCAAAAGATATTCGGCTACTGCGTTCACCCAATCGACTAACATAGGTTGTTGCTTATATACCTCGATGAGTTGTTTGTCCGTCAGCAAATGCGGATCTTTGAACTCATGGCGAGCCAGAGCGATATTCTTTGCGGCCAGTGTAGCACACATAGCTTTCACCTTACACCACTTGCAATGGTCTCCGGCCTTCTGTACCCCTTTCCCTTCATAGGCCTTAGCCGCTGCAGGTTTAACCGTTTTCTCTCCCCAAGTAATCAGGTCTTTGACACTGATCTCCCACGAAGATATATGGTCGAGTCGAGGTTGAACAATGGTCATTTTGATCGTGTGGATGTCGTACATGAGTTCGAAAGATCTGAGAGCCCCGGACCCATAAAGCATCAATTGAGGATTTTCCTCAGCTTCAACTCTTATCCCTTTCCCATACTTCAGGTCAATGATTTCCAGAACTCCATCAGCGATCACTCCTGCATCACCTGTGCCGAATCCCTGTTCTACAAGGTGTGAGAAGTCCAATCGCTCTTCAATCATCAGAACTGCATCAGGGGTTTTCTGTTTGGCTTCTGAGAATGCCTCCAGGACATACGTGACATATTTATCAACTTCCCCTTCCATCTCTGAAGAATAGAGAGGATGTTTCCGGAGTTCCTTGATTTCCTTGTCGAATACGGAATCGGAAATTCTCCCGGCCGCTTTGCGAAGATTAAGGTCTCCGAATTCATGAGCCAATGTTCCTTCGTCCGCATAGACTGAGGAGGTAGAAGGAGATGACTCTTCAAACTTCTCCTCGAGTCTTGCGCTTGGGGTACATTGTAACCACCTGGAAGCTCCGGAGGCAGAAAGCAAAGCATGCTTTCGAGCTGAGTGATTGACTTCTCCCATTACTTCAATTCATTTAGGAAGTCAACGAACTCGGCATATTTCTCTTTGGACAAAGCAGTCACATTCGGAGCACCGAGTGCGGTCAATTTGGATTTGATTTCAGAGCGGTTGTTTTCAACCTTCTTTGCCAGGAGGGCTCTCACCTCTTCGATTTTGATCTCAGGTGCGTCGTCCTTAATTTCCTCTGCAGGAGTTTCCTTGGTTTCTGCTACCTTTTCCTTTGCAGGTTCGGCCTTCGGTTTTTCAGCTTTTGGCTTCTCCTGTTTCGGAGCTTGAACATTTTTCTGAGGAACTTGTTCCCCGGCCAGGGTTGCGAATAACGCATTCAATGCCTGGACTTGTTTTGGGTCCTGTACGTCGATCAGGACTTTCACTTCAACTTGTGTCATACGTTTTGACTTTTAAAATTATTAATAATAAGATCCAGTTGACTGAGGTACTCACTCACTGGAGTAGATCCAGAATGGATGATTGACTCGTGGAACATAGAGTCTTTGTGAAAGACCTTGGTGATCCAGGTTTCAGAGTCAAGCTCTGCTCTGAATTCACCATTTGTGAATACGTGTACGCCTTTACGTGAGGAGGCCTTCCAATTTTCCCCTGAGAACAATTCAGAGATTTGAAGACCGGCCATAAGGGCTAACTTGCTGATCTGGTCAGCATCCAGAACGTTCTTCCCTTTCATGACTCTGTTGAGAGCCAGATCCGGGTACTTGTTCTTGGGGAAGAGTTGGCGGGCCACCTCTTTGATGTCCAGCCCCCGGGTTTCGATTATTTCCTTTACTTTGATCGTTCTCATCATATTTAATGATTATGGATTTGAATTACAAGTGCAAATGTAAGGCCTTTTCCTGAGATAAAAAAATTATTTCAGAGAAAAATGAAACTATTTTTCCGGGTAAACAATGCCACAATCCATTGTGGCAGGTCTAATCAATTCAATATCAGATTGTTATGAGTGAAATTTGGTCCCGAGAAACAATAACCACAATGTTTCCTATAAACCCATATACGTGTTTTCTCGATTCTTATACCCCCTATTTTTCTTATTTTCTCCCATTTAGGTCTTCTATAGGAATTATTGTGGTTATTGTTTATTTGGGGTCTAACCTCCTGAATCCGAATGATTTGAATTGACCACAATGTATTGTTTACATTGTTTACAATTGTGGTCAGAATTTTATATGCAGGCCAAGCTCAAAGCCCTTCGCCTGGAAGTCAGTCAGGTACTTCGCCTCGAATCCGAGGTTGTTGTAGTACAATCCCCCTCCAGTTCCTACGTACCCGAGTGTGTTCGCGGAGATAGAAAGGAATGGGGTGAAGACCTTTTTCCTCTCAGTAGTAATCTGTTTTTGTACAGGGGTGAAAGTATACCTCAACTTTTGTAACTGGTTGTATTGAACCTGTGCATCTACGATCATGGTCCCGAGTGTATCACTATCGAACAACGTTTCCCTGTAGCTGTTCCTTTTTATGAACTCAGCAATGATCTGAGCAGTGTCTACAACCTGAGTAATGTATTCAGGTTCTCCAGGTACTCTGATTGTGTCCGGTTTCATAGGAAAGACTGGATCGGCGGGAACCTCTACAAGATAGGGCACAGGTTTCGGGATCGTATCATGGATTGTTTCACCTTTTATGTACTCGATCTTTTCGATCGGTTTTGTGGTCCATCTTCCGGCCATGAATCCGAGGATCAATAAGAGAATCCCTATAATGGCCCATTTTCTATTGGTATTATTCATGTGGCTGAATTATTTTAGGTGTGGGAATATCTTTATATGGTCAGACAAAAATAGTTCCTTAAAACGGCCTTATTTTCAATCAATCAAACTTAAGCAATAAGACCGTCCGAAACGATCCTTTTTATAGCACGAATATGATACTCCGCAATTCGATGTCTTCCATGTTCACTCATCAGGAACTTACAATCGCTTTCGGTGTCCATGAACAAGTTTTCAGTAAGTATGGCAGGACCTTTTGTCTTTGTAAGTACATAAAAATTGGCCTCCTTATCAGGATCACCATCGGAATGATCGAACCTCATTTTGAATTCCGGAAAAGCTTTTTCGCACTCCTGGCAAAATACAGTAGCGATTGAATCCGATTGAGTCTTTCCTGGAGAAGTAAAGATCTCGAATCCTGTACCTCCCCCGGCATTAGCGTGAACACTGATCAAGATAGAATCCTTGATTGCATTGGCCCTTCGGACTCGTTCCCCGAGAGATATGTCAATCTCTTCAGGAACCAGGATCTTATAAGGGATTGCCAAGGAACCCAACCCCTTAGCAATCCTTTTTACTATATCCCTGTTGAATTCGAATTCGAACAACTGAGAGCCGTCTTTCCATTTTGGGCTTCTCTTTCCAGGTGTATTGATCCCGTGCCCGTTATCCAGTAGGAACGTCAGCTTTTTCATGATGCTTATTATTTATTTCTGTTTCAATAGTTACTGTGGATGGTTTTGTGTCCGGTTGGTTCATATACTCTACAACAGCTTTCACTATCTCAGAAATATCATCCTTATTAGTGATGATCTTCCCGGCCATACTGGCTATGCCTTCTATACGAACTTTGTCCTCAGCCTTCTCATAAATACTCTTGATCTCGATCAGGCATACGCCTATTGATCCGATCAGAGTGACGAGGGGAAAGATGGGCCAGTTATATTCGTAGTATTTTTCTAAATACCACAGTGAACTCATCTGCATGGCGTCCACTACGGTCAAGGCCAATAGAACGTTGTAATACCTGGAGATCTTATCGACCGTCCGCTTAAAACCATAGGAGGAACGAGCTATGCCATTCTTTTTGGCCTTACGAACTCCACTCCATAAATCTGCCATAATGGCAAGCATGACCATCATATATAGTCCGAAAGTAATCCACAGTGTCACGATGATTTTCTCCATTGTTGTTTTTATATTATATATTCAAAAAAAAAAAAGGTTCAAATCGTGGCTTTAAGCATTTTTTCTTATCACATAATTACCTTCTAAAATAATTTCACCGGACGAAGTAATACCTACAAATCGACGATAGCCTGTATTCATCCAATGTTGCAAATGCCATGTTTTGCCATTGTCAGGTGATACTGCAAAACGTCCGCTACCACCACCATACGCATAGATAATGTCGTTATATCGTTTCATTCCTATACCTGAATCATCCAGTTCGGCTACTACGTTAAACTTGCTATAATCGTCTAAATCGGCAAGTTTACCGATTCGGATACCCCCTGAACTTTTACTGTAAACCTCCCTATCTCCAACTTTCATTGTTGGCATTTTCAAGTTAAATGTGTCCATACTTACAATGACGGTAGGATTAATGTTATCATCATCAAGCACCAAAGCACCCACACATCTTTGTATTGCATTAGGAGAAGATGTTAATCTTACAATAGGTCTATACGTTGCAGAAGTGGCATTCGACCAGAAATCACGAGGCTTCTGCGCAATGTAAATAAGCCAACCGTCCGGGTATTCTTCACCACAAGACATTATCCATCCTTCTTTTATCCTATTCACACCATGAACGTGCCACGTTTTTAAGTTAGTATTGACGTTAGCAGCCAAAGGTTCAACTTTGATATTGTTTTCATCTGTAACAGCCGTTACTCTATAAACTTGACCATTGCCGGCTGTATTTTCTGTATGATTATTATTAAGCAGCCAATCAAAGTTTGTTGATCCTCCTTTAAAAACAACTCTGTTACCTACTTTTAAGCTGTGCCCATTAATCGTAACAGTCGGATTAAGTTCATTAGAAATTGATTGAACAGCCATTTCACTACCTAAAACAAAAGGTTCATCTGGGTCGGTATTTTCAGGAGAAGGAATAACCAAGTCTATTTTTTGAATTGTAATCGCTCCATCAAATGCCCCCACGTTTGAGGTGTCAATTTGTCCAAACGTTTTAGAGGTACTTCCCAAATCTGCCTGAACGAACCATTGCCTGCCACCGTCAGACGTTTCAAAAACACAGTTTTTAATAGGATTTCTGTATGAATCAATCGAAGAATACATCTTGTCTATTTCAATCTGCTGTAAACCTCTTAACAAATCGGTATAACCTATTTTTCGCATTCTTACCCTTTGTCCTCTATTGATTCCAAAGCCGTTATTGCCAAATCCGTTATCTTGATTCAATGACGGATAGATCTCATAGTTTTCTTCCGCAAGCGTAGGGTCGTAATAATAGTTATCCGTATCAGTAGGAACTGTTTTGCTTGGAAATTTACGCAGGTTGATTGTTTTAGGAGCATCCCAAACGACACTTTCATCAAAGCGCGCTATGTCGCCATCTAAAGATATTCCGTCAGGCTCATTTGACGTCGGTGTGCGATTCGGAAAATTATGGTATATTTTACCATCATCAAATTGCACACATAGGCGAGTGTCACTGCCATTGTGATTATAACTAAGATTTCTGGTATATGGGATAAAAACGGCATTAAGAAGTGTCTTACTGCCGATGTTGGGAAAATCATCAATTAATGCTTCATACTCACATTCATTGTAGCTTTTTCCTGTATCTGTTATTAATAATGAGTATCTTCTAATGCATCTATATGCTATAAAATTGCCTAATTCGGCAAGTGGGGTAGGAGCATTTCGCTTGACAATTTTAAATCCACTGGCATTGATATAGTCAATTTCTTTAGGCGGGTTAAAATTAAAAACAGGCGTACGGTCTACAAAGGTTTTTAAATTTTCACCAAAAGTATTTAAGGCGTCGGAATCAAATGTGTCTACCACTATTTCCTGTCCTTTTTTAAAACTTAAATTAGCATTACCCTTGTATATACCTTCTGTATCATAAACCAGCAAATTTTTATTGTTTTCGTTCGTGAAAGTAGTCAAAGTAGTGTCTTGACTAACTGTCATTTTTATAAATCGAAATCCTCTGACAGCTAAGGGTGCCCTTGAATCCTTGTATTCTTCTTCGATTGAATCAAATAGCTTTACAAACCCTTTGAATCTGCCTGCCTGCGCTGTGGTTAATTCAATATATTCACAATCAAAAACGTCAACAAAGCTGTCAATAAGTGAAATGTTTTGTGCAATTGCCGGCTCCGACGAATAGTAAGCATTAGTCCCCATACCTGCCAAAGTCTTTTCTACCTCGTTTCCTTTGTAATCATATCCTTTAACGGCATAAGTCGTAGTAGTTGTATTATTCACAAGGTTTGCATAAAAGCGAGCATATTTTTTACCATTAGTCGGAAATTTTCCGAACATGGCTGGATAGATGTCTTTTTTTACAGGAAATACATCTCTTTCCAAAAAAGCGTTCAAACTTTGTCCGGGATTTAATTGAACGGCAACCGACAAATATTTATATTTCGACACATCAAAATAGATGCTGATATCACCTGTTATAGAATGTTGAGCAGCATCAAAAACAGAACCGTTTTCACGTTCTCCCGCAAGGTGAATACCTGCATCATCAATTGTTTGCTTGCCTAAAACATTAAGATATCTAACATATGTTTCCCGGATATAATCTACACCTGATAAGATTAGTTTGACACTATTGTTTTCGGAAACATCAAAAATACTTGTCTTATTGAATGCCCCCCATTCCTTCTGGAAGAACCGCTGTTTTGCCTTCTGTAAATAACTTGCTTCTTTTACATCGACCGATATGCTTTGATTTGCATTCAATTGTACAGATACTCTTACATATTTGTATTTTGTAGTATCAAAATAAATGTCGTCAAGGTACCGTGTGATGGTTGTTTTTTCCGGTTTAAAATAGCTCCCGTCACGACAAATGCCTTCAAGATATTCCCCGGCTGATTCTTTTGTTAATAGTCCTTCAACTGAAAGATACCTAACCCCTGTTGAAAGGAGTATGTTAATATCTCGCAAAGATACCATTAAGGAATCGGCGTTTGAGGTATTAACAAGTTTAGTCACAGTATTTCCCGACCATTCAGCCGATTTGTTTACTATATTCGTTTTTAACTTCCTAAGAGTTATAACATTGCTACTTATATTTGCCATTATTGTATATTTTTTAAAGGTTTATTAATTATGTTTCCTTGTTCGTCTCGTGCAACTTTAGGCTGAACAAGTGTTTTATCTCCGTAAGTGATTGTATAGCTGTCATACGCCTGCCAATCATCGTTATAGTCGTAAAATGTTAATACTCCGGATGTGTCATCTTCCCAAATTACCGTTGCGCTACTTACAATTCCGTCATCATTAAATTCTTCAGCCTCGTAAGCGTAACGTTCGTTTAGAATCATATCCTCGCCCGCTAATTGAACTAAATCATCTTGGTCTGCTTTCGTGATAGATAGTTTTAGTTGCCATTGCATTAATTTTTGTGCTGGAATGGATATTTCGCCTTCAAAATAATCTATGCCTAAAGTTGAAATAAGTAAGTCCATTTCTTCTTTGGTTGGCTCGTTGCCTTCTCCGAATATCCCTGTCAAGTCAAAGCACATCGCATTTGTTATTTCAACGGTTTCACCCGTTCCGGCTCCATAAGACGGCTGATTGTTAGTACTACTGCCAATATGTGAATAGGTTCCCCCCTCGTCCGTTAAGTCGAAAGGAGAGAAAGAGAAACCAATTCCCACATATAATCTTGCCCCCATTGACGACCTTGCAGTTACTATATTGTATAAGACATTCCCTGCGGGAAAAATAGTTGAGCTTGTTCGTCTTACCCAATTGTTAACAGATGTATTTAACGGTCCCGCTCCCGTGAATGATAATACACCGTTTGATGCCGATGCTCCCGAAATATTTGATCCAAAAGACCACCCAGTTGTGCCACTTGCAAAATTCCCGTTAGTAATTAGGTTAGTTAATTTAACCATTGCCTCGCCCGCTAATTGAGATAATTCGGTTCGATCTGCTTTCGCATCCAATTCCGTTTTCAGGAACTTTGTTCCGGCCCAAGATCCAGATACATTACTGAGGACGGCGAAACCCCCATCCAATACGAATCCACCGAAGTTAGCGTAAGTGCCTTGAGTGGATGCTATGTAAAACACAAGAGCATCCGGGGTTCCTGGATTCGTGGAAGGAGTAGCCACCCCTTTGAATGTTGCGTTGGCCCCCACTTGATCAATTATTGAGTTCAGAGTAGACTGGAGCACGGCCCCAGTGATAGCCTGAGTTCCATTTGTTTTGATCACTGCAGAAACAGCTGATTTTAAATCATTCCATGCCATAATTATGAATTGTTAAAGTCGTTATTAAAATCATTGTTAAAGTCCCCGTTATCGGCCGGAACAAAACCTCTACCTATTTTCTTAATTACAGTAGCACATTGGAATTCAACCTCAACACCTGCGAGGTAGCCTCCTTCTTGCCACTTTGGGGTCATAAGGAATTGGTCGACGTCATAAGTTTCCCCTTTACTTATAATTTCAACGTTGTCCATCATTCTGATTATTCTCATAGCATCCAGAAGATATTCAGGAGCTACGAAATTAAATTTATAAGTCTTTTCACTGATTTGCTTTTCAATAAATTGATACCCGTCCCTTTTCTCAACTTGTTCTTCGAATTCATAGTCCGGCCGCCCTACCTGAGTAGGGAGGTACAAGTTAAAAGCAAAGTTGTCTGAGAAGTCCACTCTTCCACCATCGAAGACTAAACTCTCAGAATCCCAATATGTGATTTTCAAATACTGATCTACAAAACGAACTACAGTGAACACTTCACTGTACCAAGTTTGAACTCCGTCTGAGATCTGTATATAATAAGGACCCTCAGGAGTTGTAGTCGTAAGAAGTAACTGACCCGGGTACACGATAACATCATAACCATAACTCGTATATTGATTGACCTTCAAACCAGTTCCGATCATTTGAGTTGTGATATTAGCTACAGTTGATCCATCCAGGTTTTTCAGAATCACGGAAGTGATTGAGTTAGTTCTATGCTCTCGTATGATCTGAAAAGGAAGTATTTTTCTGTCCGGTGTGAACAAAGGGAACACCTCCCCGAAGGCGTAATCCTTCCGGTGATTCTGCCTGGAAATATCCAGGTAGAATGGCAATATCGAGAGGTTGTTATTCGGTGTCATACTTCAATTCAATGTCATTCATTCGACTTTGCAAATTTATAGATAATTTTTCAATCTGTCCGTCTCCCAGGTATGTTTTTATAAGCTGTAACGGATTCGGATCATCTAAAGAAGGAAAGGACACTTTTTGTTTCTTCTTCCTCTCTACACCTTGTACCCAAGAGTAAGGATCTTCGTTGATGGTTACATCCGTTGAGGGAAGATCGTAAGTCCAGAAATTTGGGTGCAGGTATATGAAACTCATCAGACCATTTTGCAACCGTAGTTCAGCACCATCAATAATTCGTTCAATATATGGAAGCTCATATCTGTTATTTGCAGAACTCCACACGGCCCCAAATAATGCAAAACCGTCCTGGCTTATCGCTCCAGAATTTAGAAGCATGTAATCAATATCAGAAGTAAAAGCAGAGATATTGATGTTTTCGATCTTTCCTCTCTGAACATATTTGGAGTTGATCTCGATAGGATAACCTGCAAATCCTTCAGTCACATCATCCATCCAGCCGAACTCATACCTCTCAGCCATATCAACTTTGTCATAGCTGTATTTGCTTGAGATGAATCCCCAAGGCTTTTTGTTTTTCTGTTGGATTAAAGTAGTGAGGTCAAATGAAGTGACTGGTGTTCCTGAGTAGGCTCCTCCATTTTTGAACCACGATATGTGTTCCAGTTTGAACTTATTATCTTCGATATACCAATAGACCTTCATCGTGTCCCTGAGCATGGCAAGAATAGCAGACAGAGTGACAGGTGCTTTTTGAGCAGGTTGATCATATTCACCGGCGAGGAGGTTTGATTTCTGAGTGATCATGATTCTGAAAGCTCCATAAGTAATTGGGTTCGTGGTTCCATACAGGAATTGACTATAGTCTGAGGTTCCATCGTGAGTAATAGTCGGATCGATGATATTAAGCAAAACTCTGATTGCCTCAGAGATCATCATACTATCCCTTAATGTATAAGACTTTCGACCTTGTTCCTCCAAGATCCAGTCAAATGTTTCGAAAGCGAACCATATAGAACTGAGCCCCCAAGTACTTCTGGCAATAGGATAGAATTTAGCTCCCCAAAGAGTATAAGGCATCATGAAGTATTTCCCGTCATCGGACCTCCCGTATTTAGTCGGGGTGTCACTCACTCTATTAGATATTGTGGCACAGTCAATAGCATAACCTATCGCTCTTTTGTAGTTCCTGTTGTTTTCCACTATATCATTAGCAGGAATCGCATAAGTGTTCAATCCTGAGATTGTTTCTACATCGAGTAAATACCTCATGTAAACCTCCATTGTAGAACAATATATTGTAATTGATCCAGTAGCTCCAGATCCAGAAACCGCACTCATTACAATTTCATTTCCGATAGGGAATTTAGTTACAGTTGCACTTGAAAAACTAAATAGAACTACGGAGTCACTTGTTCTAATTATTTCCAACTTATATGTATAGCCAGTGGGTCCGGGGCCTGCAATCTTAGTATATTCTAATCTATAAGTCTGGTTTCTACTATACCATTTTTGACCTGAAGTAGTTTGGTCAAAAACAAACTCATTGACGTATTCCCCTAAAACATCTGGGGGCATCCCTGAACCAGTCACAAGACATTTTTGAAGTGTAGAAGCCAGAGCAAAATAATATGTGTTGACCAGGGCATTCGTATCAGTGACGGGTTCGTACACATCTTGTTCCCAAGAGTTCCCCCCGAGGAAACAACTTACAACAGAATCTCCAGGAATATACAATTGAATGAGTGGCCGTTTTTGGATGGTTAGAGGAGTTTTAGCAGGGGCCAATTTCAAAAGGTCATATTCCTTTTCAAGACCTGCAAGCACCTCAGTGTATTGGTCCTTTGTGTTCAGCTTGACCTCAATCTTTTCTGAATCAAGATCAATCTGACAATCGGACCTAAAAAATGAACCGGTGTAGTAAGCATTCCAAGTCAATCCCCCGTCATTACTTTTTTCCACCAGGACAATGTACTCGGTATCGAAAGACTGTGCCATGATCCAATCAAAATCATCCTTCAGGAATTTCAAAGCTCCTGAAAGTTCAGACCTGTAGAACCTCTGTTGTGGTTCCAGTGCATAGTCTTTTGAGAGGTCGTCCTTGTATATAGGATTGACTGCGTGACCATTGATTGAGAATCTGTACTTAATTAGCATTGTATATTCGTCTTAAGTTTTTATAAGTCTCGATGATCCTTCCTTTCCCATCAGTGAAGTATCTACGTTCTCCTTGTTTCTTGATCGCTCTCACGTCATTCTCTAAGGTCTTCAGGTCCGAAGGGGAATTCATCAGACCAATACTAAGGCCTCCCGTTTCATAAGCTCCCATGTATTTCTGTTCAAAGGTTCCTTTGTTCAATGCACTGATTATTCCAGGCAGAATGTGCCTGTATTTTCTCGCTTGTGATTTCCGAATGATGGCCAAGGCCTCTCCCCCTTCTGCTCTCCGATCTTTCCCGTCTTTGGTATATCCGAGAGGAATGTCATTCCCTGAAGCATGTGAACCTCCTTGGAGAAATTCCAACCCCCCTTCGCCATATTCTTTTTTAGTAAGCTGAGAGGCTTTGATCTTGGCAGCTGCAAATGATCCCCACATTAGAGCAGTTCCTGCGATTGCCAGTGCTACGCCCCATGGACCGGTTCCGGCAAATGATTTCCAGATCCCTGCAGTGGCCGTAACAAGTGAGGAGACCTGTTGTAAGGTATCAATAGCCTTCTGAGCTTTTTGTGCCTTCTCCTGCTCCTTAAGTGCCTTCTCCTGGTTCTTCTTGGCGAGTTCCAGCTCCTTCTGAGCCATTGTCACATTGGATGCGTACCCTTGATTTCTTGCTTCGATCTCTGCGTCCAGTTTCTTCTGTGAAGCATCAACCTCTACATTGGCAGCATCAACAGCCGCCTGAGCTGCATCAATTTTAGCCTGAAGGAAATTTTGAAGTTGACCAATAGCAAATGAAGTGCTTTCTTCGATTGCTGCTTTTTGATCATCATCCAAGTTCAAACCAATCATCGAATAGATGTCTTTGTCTTCTCGGGACGAGGCCGAGATTTCCTGATCAATTTTCTTGATCGTATTTTGTATTGTAGCAATCTCAACATCACTCAGCTTATTTGCTGCCGTCTTGTTGAGCTCCAGGATCTTCTTCAACCTTTCTTTTTCCTGTTCAAGTCTGAATCTGGTCTTCTCCCCTTCAGTGGTACGGAGGAGGTCGAACTCAGAAGCAGCCAAGGCCTGTTGATAATCGAATTGCAACATAGCGAGTTGTTGATACTCAGCATCTATGGCCTGTCTCTGTGCATCGAATTTCTTTTTAATATCTTCGGCATCCTGTTTCTGGCCTTCAGGCTTTTTCGAATTCTCCAATAAAGCTAATTGCTTTTCTTTTTCGATCATATCCTCCCTCAACTTCAGTTCCTCGAGAGAACCTTTTTGAGCAGCGTCCAACTTCAATTGAATGCTTGCTTTTTGTAGGTTCAATTCCTGAGTCCGTCTCTCCTGTTCGATCTGGAGAAGATCCCGGGTCTGTTGTTGTTCAAGTGCCTGGATTGTTCCCCTTATTGCCGCTTTCCCTTCAGCGGTTAACTTCTTTTCGTTCTCAAGTTGATACCTCAGATCTTCGATCTGTCTCGTGTAGTTTGCAGTGGTTTGTTTTCTTCTTTTTTCGAACTCATCTTTTTCAAGTACGATCTGGGCATCCTCATATTTCCGTACGAGGTCGAGGTTTTGTTTCCGGATAGCTTCCAGGTCTTTTCCGGTAACTTTATTCGCGGGAGATTTCGGAGGTGTTTTTGTTCCCCCATCAGTCTTAGTCGTTGTTGTTTCCCCTCCTTCGATTGACATTGGGATCGTGATCGGCTGGATTTGTTTCTGCATTCGAGCAGCACCTTTCTTCACCTCATCCACCGTTCCGTTGACAATACCTTTAGTCAATTTCAATGTATTGTTTCCCCAATCCTGGTAGGCCTGTTTGATCTCATCGAAGTCCAAAGTGAAAGCTCCATGGAGAGCTTTACCAATTACTTTGATCTGATCTATCATATAAGTGAACACAGATTTGACCGTATTCCATAAGATGTTCCAATCCGTTACTATGGCCTGTATTACTCCTCTGAATAAGATCGAATCATTGTACAACTTGATGAAATAATTGATCAAGCTAATTAGCCCCTTTATGATCCCTATAAGCGCATCATTTAGGAATGTTTTTGCTCTGGTTGTCATTTCCTCGAAAGTCCCTCCAGTGGCATCAAACAAAGCGGAGATGGTGTTTGTCAGTTCCACCTGGCTCCTCATTTGTTCCTCTTGAAGCTGTCCGAGCTTCCCGGCTTTGTCTTTTACTGAATCAAGATTCGTGTCAATGTCCTTCAGTGTCTTGAGGTACTGAAGACCTGCATCTTCTCCGGGGCCTCCGAATATATCAGCGATCGCCGTTCCAACAGCTTTTGAATTCTCAGGAAGTTCATTCAATTTGGCTGATACCTCTTGCATCACTTGGAATGTAGTCTTCGCTCCAGATTGAAGGTCCTTCTGTACCTGGTCCGAATTCATACCTATACCATCGAGCGCCGCGGCCGTAGCCACAGTCATCTCTCTTATCCTGAGATTACCCTCCTTGATTGCATCAATGCCCTTATCAGAATAGATCCCGGACTTGTTGGCCTGAGTAGTGATTGCGATGAATTGGCTTGCAGAGATCCCGGCCTCTTTGAAGTAAGCGGGATATTCTTTGAGGTTGTCCAGGAACTCACCATTTGCATCAGCCCCAGCAATGAAACCATCTTTGACCAATTTAAGAGCCTCATCCTGACTTATACCAAATTGCTTTGATACAGCGTTGACAGCCATGAGGGATTCTCTGAAGTCTTTGTCATACATATCAGACAAAGCCTGGATCTCATTCCTGTAGTTCTTGAGATCATTCCCTGTCTTACCTGTAAATTGATTTGTAAGCTTCGTAGCTTCAACGAGTCCTTTATTGTAGTCGAACCAGAATTTGAATGCTGCCCCTGCGGCTGCCACCCCGGCGATCGCCAGGAACACAGGATTCGCCATGAGTGTCATGAGTGTAGCCCCCAAGGCTTTCACACTTGTTCCGATCGATCCAAGGAGGTTCTTGAATCCTCCTCCTGACTGAGACATTGTGATGATGGAATTCGCAAAGGAATTGTTCAGGCCCATTGCCTCCTTCAACTTATCAGTATATCCACCGAGAGCCTCAGTCATATCTGGATAGTTACCTACATTCAATTGGTTCATGCCTGTGGCAGACTGGAGGCGCTTCATCTCCTCGTATATCTCCTTTGTAGTAGATTCAAGTTCTCTTCCTTCTTTTGAATTAGCCCTATACTCGGCCGTCATTTTGTTCAGTAAATTCTTATTGATTGAATACTGAGCAGACAATTGTTCATACGATTTTTGTTTTAGATTAGTCAAGTTGACTTCCTCTTCCCCTCTTTTGTGGAACAACTTATTCATATTGTTTGCATCGGCCATAGCCATTCGGACTCGGGCCAATTCTCGAGCAGTTTCAGACTCTGCAAAAGCTAAATCATTATAAGCTTTTGCTAAACGATCGGTCTCACCAGCCATTTTTTTGGTCTTTTCCTGTCCTTCACTCGAGGTGTTGTTTACCATTTTCATAGCTTGCTCTATGGCTTTAGCCGAGGCAATGATGTCATCCTTCATCTTGCCATACGTGGTTTGGACCTGCTCAAGTTGTTTGATCAGATCCGAGACGCTTCCATCCGGTTGGATGAAGTCACTGTACTTAATAGGATTATCTGCCATTTTTCTTCCGTTGTTTCTTTATATATTCAAATGAATTATAGAATTGAAGTACGGAAAGCTTATCGATGTCGATGGATAACTCCTGAGACAGGAACAAGCACATGTCTTCAAATTGTCTGTCGTATTTGATCTCTGTACTCTCTTTGCCCGAGAAGACTTTTGGTTTAGCCAACGTAAGCAGGAAATCATCTATTTGATCGATCTCCTGCTTGTGGTCGACATTACGTATGATAGAGTCAAGTTGAAAGAGAATCCGGGATCTTAATTTGTCATGATATTCCTTCACTGCAGCGTCATCGAATTGACCTGGAAAGTAGAGGTTTATCTCGTTATCAATTTTTTTTTTAACCGACTGGAGTAGCCGATCCAAAAAATTCAAAGTCTGATTTTCAAAAAGCTTCTGAATGGATCTGAGACCTTCATCTGAGAGGTCTGTCTGTTCCTTGCCATCAATACTTTTGATCAATACCATGAAAGCCAAATGTTTCAAATTGGTCTCCTGAGATACAAGGTACAAACCTTGTCTCAAGTTATCCAGTTCGATCTTTGCATTGACCTTGTCGGACTTATCGACATAGCGTAGAATGCGATTGATCTTCTCGTTGATGTCGTTGAGGTCGCTTCCGACTCCTGCATCTACGAGAAGATACTTGTTGAACTTATGGAATCGCTTGATCGGGAGTTCGTCAATCGAATCATAAATTTCTACTTTATGCTTTCCTATATCAATCGTCTTCATATTAATTGTCTTACTATTGGGCTTGCAAAAATCGGATATGATAGGACAATCCAATCTCCATCTGCAAAAGTAAATAAAAGAACTGACAAAACAAAGCAAGTCCAGAAGGAAATACAAAAGTCACAGTTGAACATGTCGGAGATCAATTTAGGACCATATATTTGGACCTTTTCCCTCCACCCTAATTTGGTTATCAGGAGAATAATGAAAGAGGCGCAGAGTGCCAAAAGAATCATTTCTGTGATCATATTAGCACCCTCCTTCCATGAATAACATTTCACCTTCAAATCTCATTCCCCCATAGGGTTGCATCATGTACTGGCTCTCAATTTCTTTCAAGCTGTAGCCCTTGTAAACATTCTCAGGCTGTTCGAATATCTGCCGAATGTCGATCCTTCCGGTAGTGAGATGGAGCTCCCGAGTGATCACCCTCACGATTTGTTCCTTCAGAGCCTCAGTGTTTCGATCCTGTACTCCGGGGAAGATTTTGTTAAGGTTGAACCAGAATATGATCGAGTATTTCACTTTCACGTTGTTCTGGGTGTTTGGCCTGAAGTCCACACTCTGAGGATCATCCACAACCACAAAGGAATAGTTCCCCAATTTTTGATCAGGCAGGACGTTGATATAAGTCCCTTTGCCGATATGCACACCGGGATAAAAGTAGTTTTGTTTTCCCTTCAAAGTGACTAACTTCTGAGCCCTCCCAAATGAGTAGTTCAGCCACGAAAGTTTTGCCTTCAGACCATCCTGGATCTGAACAATTACCTTGTCGATGAATGCCGGGACGTCCGGCTTTGGCACTGCTGGTATATTCATAATTTTGTAAGTAACTCAGTTAATGCTGGTTTGACATAGTCAACAGCGAATTCATGAAAATTATCATCAGTCAATCCGAGGATCTCCTCCCCATATCCAAACATCAGATCCTCAGTCTTCCAATCCGAAGCTTTTATCTGGAACCCGTCCGCCTGGTACTCAATGTAGAACGACCTGTGAAAATCCCCTTCATCTCGGAGGGTTACCCTTGATGTTGGTTGGCCTTTCATTTTCTTGATCTCTATAGTGAGAGGAGCATAAGGGGCAAAGCTTGCAATCTCTACCCCTTTTCTCGTAATGCCTTTTTGAAACAATTGATCCTCGGCGTTCATATCCAGGATGATATAGTCGAATTCACGAACTACCTCCTCGATGACTTTTATGATCTCGTCCTCGAAGTTCTTCAACCGGGATATTAAATCGTCGAGCTTTTTCATACCGTTCTGAATCTTATGCCTTTGTTGTTACATGGAAAGCATACTTTGCTCATTGCAGTAGTATCAAGTTTGACGGCCTCCATTGCTTTATTGAAGTTGTAGACGAGACCACTCTTCTTGTAGCCTTGGCTGTCCCCGTCAATCTCATACATGATGTCTTGCCGGGAGAAATTTTGTTGAGTACGTCCAATGTTGAAATTGGGATTGTAAGCCATTTCTCTCAGCATGTCAATTCCTACCTGAAGACCAATGATGTTCTGGAACGCTCTCCTCTGTTCGAGGACAATGTCAGTAATATCACACTCGATCGAGATCTGAAGGTTGATCCCCCAGTTTTGGGTGTAGGTGTAGAGGTTCTTTGCTACGTCCCAAAGTTCGGGTTTGTTTTCTCCATCAACTTCGAACTGACTTGTCTTGAAGGGGTGAACTTCCATGTATCTGCTCCAGACTCTCCAGTTTGCAGTCTCTGAAGCATCACATGTGCTACATGGTTTTGCGCTCCAGTCTTTGTTCTTGTTTATGGCCTGGACTGTCGGATTAAGATCCTCCTGTTTGTAGACTAAGTACCATGATCCCCCTGCGTCGGTTTCATCACTAAGATAAGGAAGAAATAAATCTTCTTGATCAAACCATTGCATGCCTGCATTCCTGATTCGGTCCAGAGTTATGATCCTCACAGGATCTTTTCGGCTCGAGTGCATCAGATACAAAGTCACAGGACCTTGACCCGTCATTTGCAATCCGATCTTTTCGATCTTCAAAGTAATACCTTGAGCTCTGATCGGAACCAATTCAAAACCTACCAAGTTTGTACCTGAAGGGATGAGGTCCGTGATTCTACCAGTCCCGTTGAATAGTGCTTTGCTCTCCAGAATATTCTTGGCGGTCTTCTCTGACATTTTTTCATCCCAGAAAGTCCTGATCGCTTTCAATATACTCCCCTGAGTCTTTTGTTCCAACCATTCAGAGAATTGATCGAACCTTTCCCACTCAGTTGTATGAGTCTCAGGACTCAGACCAATGTTGGCCATTTTTGCTCTGTAGTGTTTCCCTGCATCAGTCACTCGGTCTCCGATTCGGTATTGAGTCTCAACGTCCCAAGCAGGATAAGTGATGAGATCAAAGTTCGGAGCAATAGACTTTATATTGGTGAGAGTCAACAGAGGATGGATCTCCTGATAGTATTGGCCTGTTTCGCTTTGAGTCAAACTGTCTGAGATAGTGAACTCCGATACGTCATGGTGCTGTCTCCACCCCCATAGGTGTGAGAGCCCTGTCTTTATTTCTGCCGGTCTATACATATAGCTTTTGTTTTAACAAAAAAGGGAAGGGCGCCATGGCCTTTCCCTTTCTTAATGATTCACAGACTTATTAGTGTATTACTCTGTCGACTCTGTCGCCAGAATCCCGTTTGCTCTAAGAGCGGCCAAAATAGAGTTGACGGCTGTTGCAATTTCAGAGGCCGTTGCGGACTCAGTTACGAGATCCTCAATTGCATCCTGTTCTACAATAACAGCCCCGGCAGCTTCCGCCGCTTTCGAGGTTGCTACAGACTCAATATAACTGTCGACCAATTCCTTCAGAATCGGACCAGGTACAGAGACAGCTCCTTGCTGAGTGCAATCCTTTTCAATAAGGGCTTGCAATTGTGCTTTGTTTAGTGCCATTGTATTACTGTTTTAAGAGGTTAGACAACTTCTTGAGTAGGAACAGGGTTCGAGTCAGTGTTGGCGATAACCACCTTAGCAGCATCAGCAGCAGTCTCAGACAAGATTGCAAACTTCATGATCGGCATAGCGATCGATGCAGGAGCAGAGTTGTAAGGAGTGATGAAAGCCACGTCAACAGCAAAACCGTAGTGCTCTTTGCGAGCTCTGGTAAGGTCAGCCGTAGCAGCTCCGGCGATTGTGTTGTAGTCACCTTTACTTTCGTAGAAGTAAGTACCAATCGGGAAGTTGAGCATTGGCAGTGTGTCGATACCCCATTCGGTACCATCAGCCATACGAGTGTTGAGCAAAGACTCACGTTCGAATCTGGTCAAGATCCCAACAGAACCACCTTGAACAGCGAACAGGTTTGCGAATTCACCTTCCCCGTTTGCCACTCTTGTGGAGAAGTGCAGGATCTTGTCACTGTACTGAAGCGTTTTGTTCTCAGCGTTGTAGAGGTCTTTCTCAGCCAATTTGCGGATGATCGACTCAACTCCGGCATTCCCCAATACGTGGATTTCTCCAAAGTGGTCGTTTGCGGCCATCATCGGGTTGATGTCTCCGATAAGGTTCTCGCGTAATTTCCAAGGAGCCTGAACTACGTTTCCTGTTTCAGTGTACTGAAGCAGATCAGCAAAGACCTGAGATTTGGCAGCCGTAAGGGCAGCCACAGCAGCGGCGTCCAGGGTTTCGCCGAACTTGTACAGGTACTTGTTGAACTTACGTTCGAAGTCCTGTTGCATTGAGATTTCATTGTTCATGAACATTGCCGGAACAATGGTGAATCCCCATGCGTAGGTCGCGAATGTAATGGTGAACATCTGAGAGGTGTTCTCGCTGTCTGCGATAGTCACCGATCGAGTGTTCCCGATTGTTACCCCACCATCGTAATCGATTACAGGTGTCTGAAGAGTATTGCCAATCGAGCTCTCGGCCTTGGTCTTAAGCTCATCGGTCAAAATACCGGCAGGGTCTTCGGATTGCTGCATGAACAAATTCAATGCACCATAACGGCTGGGGCGCAATTCATTTTTGTCCAAGTTCCCTTTAGCCCTGATGTTTTGGATTCTTGTGTTAATTAAAGACATAATCTAAATTTTTAAGCTGTTAATGATTGCGTGTTACCCTTGCACGTTATAATCTTCTTCGCAAATGTAATTACTTTTTTCTGAATAAGGAGAATATCCACTCAATTATTTTCGTATCAGCCACCCCGTTTGCAGCTAAAGAAGCTCCAAATCCATAAATTAGGGCCCAATCCCATGTCAATCCTTCCAGAAATCCTAAGTTCAGGAACCAGCCAAACATTGTCATGGCGATACCCGTTACCCAAGAAAGTAATTGAACCAACCAGTTTGGTGTCTCCTTTGTCTTGCCGAATAGGTTCTTCAGGAACTCAACCACTACAGGAATAGCAGCCACAAGAGCCACGAATGTAGTGAAGGCTGATTCATACACGGCAAATGATTCTCCCGATCCATCCTGAGCGAACAACAGAGTTGCAGGCAAGAGCATGATCACCATAAGCATTAAAGTTTTCATAAGACTTTTCATTGTTCAAATTGTTTTTTAGTTTAACATAGAGGGAACCCCTCTTTCAAAGGGGCCCCTATTATTTATCGGATCGGAAGTTTGTTCACTCCGTTTTCCTCTCTCAATTTTTTCTGCTTCTCAGCGAACGAGGCCGAACCTCTTGTCTCGCCATTCTGCATCAGGTATTTGACAATGATTTCGTCTGCTTGTACCTGAGTCTTAGCTCCGGCAATATCGACGATCTCAATTGTATCTACTCCACCCTTTCCGGGCTCTTCGGTTCCGGTTCCTGTGGTCTTCTTCCCTGGATCAAGAACCTCCTTCAGTTGTTCACTGATAAGCTCCTGAGCAGTGTAAGGATTGAGCGAATTCGCTTTGTTACGAACGATCTCTCCTTTCTCATCTCTGAAGACCATGACTCTTGATCCTCCGGCCTCCACCCAATCGGGTTTGTATGTTTTCAGGATCGCGGACTTAGCGGATGAAAGCAATGTCTTCTGAACGCTCTCAGGATAGCCGGCTTTGAACTTCAGGCCTGCAACAGCTTTTTCAAACTGTGTGTCAACCTGTATGCTGGTGATCTGTTGAGAGAATTCCTTTTCCTTATTGACCCAGGCCTGTTTGTCCGTGTCGTACTGAGTTTTCAGTGTAGCCAATTCAGTTTGAGCATCTTTCAGCTGTTGGCGAATGACCTCATCCCCTTTTCCTTCTGAGATCTGTTGTTTCAGATTTGCGATCTCGGTTTCATATCCTGTGATCTTGTTCTGGAGCTCAGTGGCTTCCCCGATCTTAGCTTTGAAATCCCCGAGAACACGCTTCACATAGTCATAGGATTTTTCCCCCTGATTCTTTTCAATACCCGTTACGGTTTTCACGTCCTCGTCATAACGACCGTGGAGCTCTCCGATCTTGGTGTTGATTACTTGGTTCTCGTCATTCACTGACAAAGTGGCGATAGCAGCTAATTGCGATTCACTGAGTGTGGCAAGTTCTGCATTGGCTTTGATTACTTCTGGTGTAAGTGCCATAATTTTTACCCTTTAAATTATGATTAATAAATATGGTTTTTACAACTTCAATGCTTCGGGGTTCCACAGGATGTCCATGGTGTATCCTAAACCTGAGCTGTTTTTGATGAATTGGTTCCATTCAGCGATCGTGAATTTCTGAATGTACTCCTTTGATAGTTTCTTTCCAGATTTGGGATCAAAAGCCGGTTTGTCCAACTTTACGTGATACAAATTTTGCTCTGTCTCTTTCGGAACATAGGATGATCCATTTTGAAACAGTTTTGTACGGGCCTGATTCTCAGCCTCTACCTTCTTCAGATAATTGGCTTTCAAATCATCAACAGATTTCTGAGCGGCCTTAATACCCGCCTCGTCCTCCGGTTTCACTCCTTTCAAAGTAGCTTGAGCCTCCAAGTACTTTTCCTTGGCAGTCTCAGTAGCACCTTTGGCAGATTCATACGCCTTTTTGTTCTTGGCGATCTCTTCAGCCTTCTGGATCTGTGCCTCCGACTGGGTTGTCTTGTTCTCTGACATACTCTTTAAATTTTTCGTTTATAATACTGATTTTTTTATCGAAGTCTAATTGAGAACCGAACTCGATGATGTTCATGTTCTCCCTTTCGAACCGATCCACAAATGTAGAAAAATTAATTTTAATTTTAAGCGAATCCGGGTTTAAAAGTTGCTTCTCTTGAAGTTTCATAAGCTCCTCGAAAGTGAAATGCCTGTACGGTTCAAGATGCTTCAGAATGAACATCCTTTGCATCTCCTGTTCGTCATTTCTGTACTCGGTCTCGATGATCTGATCTTGAATCGAATCCAGGATGGCGTCACTGGCCCCATTTTCTTTGGCCTGTTTGTACTGAGCATAGAGGTCGTCAACTGAATAGATATAGAATTCAGTTCCCATTGAAATGGAACTACTCAGGAAGTTCTCCCCATACCTTAATAGACAACAGGTGTCGTCTACAAATTTACGAGCAGCTTCCAGGTTACCCTTCAATGAATTCAGAACACTAAGTCTGCTTTCAAAGTTGGCTGTGACCTGCATCTCATTGATGCTCTGTTTCTGATTAATGTCTCCCCCTGTTCCTACCACTGAAGTAAAGACCTCAGACTTCAACCTGTCCACTTCCTCAACGTTGTAATCCAGGGAAGATTTATCAATAGTAGTGATCTGCACTGGGTTCCTGAGATCCGGATCGTTTCCGGTTGGTACAGGTATCTCAATGAATGATCCCACTCCCGCAAGCCTCTTATTGGCACATACAGGGCATTGTTCTACGGTTCCATCCCTCAACACCTTGTAGTGTTGATTCTGATCCCGTAAATATCCCCCATCGCAATAGTCTCCGGTTTCGTTGTTCCGGAAATCACAGTCGGCCTCGTACGCGCTATATATAGGATAAGGTGCGTAAAGGTCCAAATGCCTTTTACTGATTGAGAAAAATAGCAGCCAATCCAAGTTGGCTAATTGGGGAGACAGAGGAGATCTCTTAAGTTCTGGATGATTCTGGGTCAATTCCGTAGACCAAAAGAACCTGGCCGGGCAATAACCCAATCCATGTTCGCGTTCGATAGGATCGCCTGAGATGTTTCCATCTTTGTCCAGCTGAATGGTCCTGTAGTAAGTATCATCGAAGCAAGCAATCTTATTGCCTGGTTGTTTGAAGATGATCCAGTCCAGAACACCCTTTTTGAATTCGTAATCAATTACATGCTCAATGCCGAGAAAGTAGAAGTAGGGTTCTGGATAGTCCCCTTTTTGTTCCTCAGGCAAATCAACTATCAACACTGAGTTGATTGCTGTCTTGACCGCGTCCCATCCTTTCTTTCTCCAAACTTCAGGCTCCTTTAGGATCTCCTGTCTGTACCATTCCCAATCATCCCTATAGGTCGTATCAGTAAACTGATAATTGACTGAAGGGTTCTTTCCATCAAATACCCGTTCCAGGTCATTGAAGATCGAGTTCGTGAGTTGAATGGTGGGTGTAGGAAATTGGAAGAGACTCACAAACACTTTGAACTTGTCCTTCGGGATCAAAGTTTTCACCCAATCCAGAAAGACAGTCAGTGGCTGTGATATTTCCGAAGGCTCCATAAAGCTTTCGGCATGGAACCGTAACCGGTTCTCATGCCTGATTGCTTTCTTAATTGTTTGGCTCTTCTCCGGACTTTTTATCCTTTCCCTTATTTCGCTTACTTGTAAGGCCATTCACTTCGTCCATTAAATAGTTTGAATCTTCCGGGAGGTGCCACCCTCCATTGTCTGGCATTCTCAGAATTCGCTCAGCATGATTGATTTCGAACTCCTGTGTCTTATCACCCACCTGGAGAACTACTCTGTTCGTTCTTTTCATGGTTCAGGTATTAAGCAGGTGTAACAAGATCAGTCAGAGCATTGAAGTCGTCCGGAGTGATCAGGTGCAATTTGTCGGACCAGTTCGGGAAGAACTTCCAAGAAATGACGTTCATGTCTGGTGCTTCCAAACCCCCCAGGGTTTTGTCTCCGATGAACAGAGACCCAATCGGGATGGGGCTGAATTTAGTAGGTTTTGAAAGGTCGTCAACCAGACCAGCAATACGACCGAATTCATCCACCAGGTAAACCCCAACATTCTCACACATATACTGCTTAAGGGCAGCTATAGTGGCCTGAGAGGTACGAAGGATGTTTGCAGTGAAGGAAGTAGGTTCGCGGCCGATGATCAGTTCAACGCCTCCGAGAGTTTCGTTCCCTCCTCCATAAGTACGGGCTGCACCAGGTTCAGTGGTTGGAGCCTGAAGATATGGAGATTGAACGACCTTGGTGCCATCAGCCGCAGCTAATAGCGGAGTCCAAGATGCTTTCGTGTCCGGATTTGCCGTGGCGATCACGAACTCATTTTTTGTGTTCCCAGTTGAAAAAATTCGTTGAAAGATAACTTTCTGAACCTGTCCAAGGGACTCAGGGCACTCGCTCAAAGGAATGTTCGGAAGAGCAGCGCCAGTCGGGCAATTACAAAGTAAGCTCATTGTTCTACAGTTTTAAAATTAAACATTGATACGCAAATGTAATCCATCTCATCTGAATTACTTTGCAAAAGTATATATTTTTTTTTAATTACGCCGCTTCAATCCTCTTTTTTGTTTGTGCTTACTCATCTTTGAAGTAGCCAAATACCTCATCGGGTCAATACAGTGATTGAATGCGTCGACTGGGTCATTCAGTGTTTTGCCTGATTTATCCTTGGCCCACATATAATTCCGAAGCTCCTTGATCATATTGGTGCTACGCTTAGTGACCAAGAATTCTTCTTCTTGGAGAACATCAATACCGAAGTTGACTGAGTCAGGTCCTTTGTCTGCAGGATGAATCCTGAACCCGTATCTATTGATCTCAGCTATTGACTTAGGCTCTGCAGAGTCAGCGATTATATAGTCAGTACCTCGAACCCCAAGGGACTTCATCATGTTGGCTATATCCCCGTTTGTCATACCTGTCTGATAGATCAACTCATCCCAAATAGTCTTACCATTCCAGTGGTAAGCAGCCACTAAGGTTGTGGGATCATTGGTATATCCGAAGTCAATAGCATAACCTATAAGCCTGGCGTCCCTTGGTATATCGTCAACCTGCTTCCAGTTCGTGAAGATAACCCCCTCCAGAGTACCAACCAGACCAAGCCCATAGACCCTCCACCAGTTGTGCCAATAGTAGTTTTTTATATTGGACACGTTCAGGAGGTCAGGCAATCCAAGGTCTGGATCAAAGTAAGCTTTAGACTTGGCCTTTTCAATCTCCCTTACAATCGCATCGGATAACGCCTCATTGTCCTTATATGTCAAGATCAGTTCCTCGAAGTCAGGATCATCATGGAGCTCTGTATGATACCAGAATTCATTTGACGGGTTGAAGTCTAACCAGATGACGTCACTGGTACGAATGGACAACTGATGATAAGTTTCAAAGGTGATGTTGTTACATTCGTTGATATACAGAATGTGACGTCTTGGGCCTCTTACTTTGCTTTCCTGATCGGCTGAGAAGAATTCAATATAGGAACCGTTCGTGAACGTGTACGTGAGCAACGTGCGATTGTAGTTAGCATCGTTGTATCTCCCTGTTGCTTTCATGATCTTCAGGAAGTCCTTCAATGCCCCTTTCCTTAAGTGCGGGATTGATTCAGAAACGACGGAGATTTCAAGCCCAGGAGTTCGTGCCGCCTGATCGATCAATATAGGTAAGATCCCAAATGTCTTTCCGGCGGAAGTTCCTCCTGGCACACCACGAATTCTCTTCTTGAGTTTCCTCAGCTTTTTGATCGCCGTGGTGTACTGGAACCCATCTACTTTATTAATCGTCTTCGCCATCCCCGAATAGAGGTTGTTCCTCTGTTACTCTCATTTCTGTTTTGTCAGCCAGACCCAAATCTCTTGCAATGATGTTCGCGTTGAATGCTCCTGAGGCAGCGCCTTCAAATTTCTGAGCGAACATGACTCTGTCAATCGCCCGTATGATCTCTACAAAGTCCTGATAGCGATTATCTAAATTACACTTATAGTGGTCCAGGTTCGCAAGTATCCCCTTCTCAAATAAGAAGGCTTCAAATCCTGCCCAAGTGTATGGTCGAATCGTTTCCAGGCCAATAACGGGATTTCTGATCTCTTCCATGAGTTCATCATCGATGATGGCTCCTTTCTCGATCTTGATCGGGCTTTTCCTTTGCTCCTGTTTCAGGAAAGGACGCTCATCTATAGACTGAAAGTAATCACAAGCAAGTCTCCACAGTTCAGCGGGAGACTTAATGGCCTTCGGTCTGCCTGTCTTTTTTCTCCATTCCCAATATCCGGGATCTCCTTGTTTCATATCTGTTCAATTTAGAAGTTTATTCGCAAAAGTACCGAATCTCTCTGAGAAAACAGAATTTCACTCCTGAAAAACGTACTCCGATAGACCCCAAAATTGGGGCGGAATCATTGACCACAATAGAAACAATAAATAAACAATCATTGTGGTCAATCTAATTGCCTGTGTATCAATTCATTATCCCCCTTATACACAATGCCACAATAAAAATGCCACAACATATTATGCGTGTGCACGCGCGCACGCGTGCTATGCACCTGATTTCTCCTTTTATTTTCATATATTCTCCTATTTAGGTCTTCTATAGAAATTATTGTGGTTATTGTTTATTTGGGGGCTAATGAACTGATTCACTGAGATTTGCATTGACCACAATGTATTGTTTACATTGTTTACAATTGTGGCAGATTTGACCCGCCCTAAATTCAGTAATGGAACAAGATCTTATGAACCTGACCGACGGAACCTCTCAGGATTGAGCCATTTTTCGTGGCAATGTCAAGGGCTCTCATACTATTACGCAATAAAAAGGATTCTCTTGTGCTCCATCCTTTTGATCAAACAACTCAAGTACTATGCCTTCGGGCCTTGTTTCCTCCCTACCTTTGTAGGTCATTCCTGCTTCTATCCCAAAAAAGTCTTCGGCCAATCGGGTCGCTTCACCCCTGCTTTCACATAGGATCTGCCCCGCCATTTTCAGTTCGTAATTTTGAAACATACTCATAATTCAATATCTAATCCGGTTACTATTCTGTAGATTCCACGGGTCAATTCAACATCGTATGAGGCATCATGCAGGCGATCCTCATCAACAATTATCCCGAGTTCCCGTGCCACTCGGTGTTGCTTGAAGGAGGGCATTGCGGCCCTTCTTTGAATAAGGTACTGAGACGCCAGGACAAGAGTGTCGAGGGTATCAGTCCAGAACCAGGAACCAATGAACTCATCGCCATTCTGTTTGAACCAGGCCCGAAGGAACACGTCATCAAAATACCTGTTGTTGAATCCCACGTTCCAGGCTTTTTGTTTGGGATCAAAAGGATTGATATATTTGCCCAATATGGCCTTGAAATCTCTGTGGGCATCCTTCATATCAGGATAAGACAAAAGTTCCTCCTGTGTCTTCCTACAGGCCCTCAGTGCCCCTTCTTCAATCAGGGCTTTAGGATGAGGTCTGGAGAAGATATTGAACTCCTCCACGACCTCGTCATTGATCTCAATAAGTCCTGCAATCTGATGGATGGAATGCTTTCTCACGTCCACCCCTGTTGTCTCCAGATCGTAAAAAACCTTAATGATGTCCATGCTTCTTTCTGATTAATGATTTGACAAAACGAACAGTATAAACCAAAAGCCCGAAGGCTTGTTGGTACTTCTTGATCTGACTCCGCCCCTGTTCGATAATATCCTCCGGTCCGTATGGTTCCGGATCTCCATAGTGTTCAGCCATGGACTTATCCCAAGCCTTATTGGCTTCGCCTGCACCATAGATGAAGGCAAAGACCAATAAGTTGAATAGTACTATTGCACCTATTGCGTACCACATAACTTATGAATTTAGGATCATGTTGATAGGTTGCAAAGGGGAGCCGAACGTGGATGTCGTGATCCATATCTTTCTGGAATTCTTCAGCGCCTGGATATTGATCGGGAAGAGTTCAATCTCAAAAGTAGCCGGGGTCTCAGGACCTTCACCCCATGACTTAGGGTTGCAGTGAAATTGACCTTTGTATGTTACGGGGAACGTAGGCTCTACAGTAGTGACACGGATCGGTTGAGCAGGACGTCCGAATGTGAGTACAGTCAATTTCAAGATCTTGGTCTTTTTGACTGCCTCGAGTTCATCATCGTCGAGCTCCATGCAGAAGGTTACAAGTCCATTGTTCTGAAAGTGAGCCGGCAATGGCAAATACTCTTTTTGGTCATTAGCGAAGACCACATTGCGTTGTTCGAATTCAATTGCTTTCATTTTTAATGTGATTAATAGTTGACTTTGTCAGGTTGTAAATGATGGCCCATCCGATCCCTGACAGAACGAATGTAAGCAATCCAGTGAGTCCGATCTTCCAGGACAAAGCCCATCCGATCCAGACCCAAATGAATGTCGAGGCTATGGCCCCGAGTAAACCCAGGACCATAAGAATAAGCATGCAGGTGAATAGCACCTCTGAGAATTTAAGCTTATGATTAAGCTTGTTGATCTTCTTCGTCGTTTTCATTTTGATTGTTATTTTAAATTGGATTCATACCATTCGTCGTCAAATGCTCCGCACTCTCTTGTGACTGGGCATTCCCATAAAGCATCAGGATTGCATAGTTGATTCATGTATTGCTCTTCAGTGAGATAAGAAGCAATAAAACCATTTCCGAGTTCCTCCATAGTTTCTGGAAGATCATGTACATCAAGAAAGTCAATATCCGACTTTCTAATTAATACTCTGTAAGGTGTCTCCATACGGGTTGCAAATCTAATTAATTATTCGACTATTTTTTGAATCCAGCATCTTGGTTGAGTAGGATGCGGGACTAAAATTGTTTTCTTACCTTTCATTTCCTTGTCATGCTGAGCTTTCAGCTTCTGTGCACTCTCCCGAGGAGAAAGAGCCTTCTTGCGAAGGTTCTTCTCCTTTCTCTTTGCGTCATATTTTCTCATTCCCATATTCATTTATGCTTCAAAATCAGTTATAAATCCGAGGTAATGTTTTGCCCGGGTGTAGGCTACGTAGACCAAGTTTGTTTCTTGTTCAGCCATCCAATCGATTGCCATTGCTCTGCGGTTGTAGAGTTTTTCTGGGCAGGCGATGAAGACTCTGTCTGCCTCCAGACCTTTAGATTTGTGGATCGTTGAGAGACAGATCCCGGCCCTGTTCCCTTCATTGAATATCTGTTCGATGCGAGAAACTAATTGCCTGGTCTGAGTCAGTCCTTCAGAAAGGACCTCGATCGCCTTGATCTTATCTTCGTAGATGGTGTATTGATTGCTGAACTTTGCCTCGACCAGGCTGCACTCTTGCTGGGATGAAACCCTCTGAGCGATCTTGTTCAGTTCCTTATCTAGGATCGAGAGAGCGTCCATGATATTGGTCCTCTTGGTCTTATTGATCATATTGATGAGGTTCGTACCTATGTCCTTGCCCTTGATATACGCCTTAATGCCTTGACCTATGTACTTCATACAGAGACTGGCGAGAGGAGCAGTAACACGACAGAGGATCATGTCCCCATCCTGAACGTCTTTAATGCTTGCGTCACGATTGACAGTACCTTGAGGAGCATTATCTCTGGCTTCAATCTGAGGAACCAAAGTCTTTGCAAGGTCAATGATGTCTGAGTCACACCTGTAACAAACTGACAGGGGGAACTCCGTTGTGTTTGGTGTAGCCTTCAGAATATTGAACGACTTAACATCAGCCCCGGCGAATCCGTATATGGCTTGGCGAGGATCTCCTACAGCGATGAAACGACCTTCAGGCTTTACACACTTAAGGAACATCTCCCTTTGAGCAGCATTCAGATCCTGGCACTCATCGATGAACACCCAATCGTACTGGGGCATTCGGATGTTCTTCATATTGGGGAAGTAGATCATGTCAGTGAAGTCAATTTGACCCATTTCCCTGAGCCCCCAATTGATCGCCTTTTTGGCTATCTCCATTTCATTGTCTACCAGGTCCAGACCATGCTTGTAGACGAGGTCGTCCATATCAGAAACGGAGTTGCAAAGGTTTACACGGAAGAGATCAATCAGCTTCAGGATGTTAGCTTTATACTCAGAGAGTTCTTCGGGTTCGAGTTCCATGAGGGGTTCAATGCCACCGAATTTAAGTCCGGTATTGACCCATGTACGATATTTGTCCGCCTGGATCTTGGTTTGAATCTGATTCATAATTGATGAAGCTCCGAGACTGTGCAGGGTCTTAACCTCAACGTTACGGAGGTTACCGACCTTGATCTTCAGCTCTTCCACGATAGCCTTATTGAAGGCAAGAAAAAGAACCGACTGAGTCTCGGGGATAAGCTTCAGGGCGTTCACGATAGTGGTTGACTTACCTGAGCCGGCCACTGCGTCTATGATTGTGTTCCCGGTTCCGTCCTGGATGAAATTGTAAATTGCCTGTTGATATTTTGATGGAGTAAAAGCCATGATTGTAAGTATTATGGAGGGCCGAAGCCCTCCGGGTTTTAGATTTGTTTTATTTTTACCGGGTTAGACTCAATTTCCTGTTTGGTTGCATATCCTACGATTTGACCACCCCATCCACGTCCTGTTGGTCCATCCATTCCATGAACTGGATTTTCTTTCCCTGTTTTATGGTTCAGGTAAAAACCATTAGAATAAAGGGATCTACCTGTACGGCCTTTAGTTTCTATCCTATATAAACGAGTTCCATCAGTCAGGCAATAAAACCCGTTGCTGATAATAACTTCCCTGTAAGTTCTTGAAAGACCGTCCCATTTTTTAAGAGTTTGAATTGTAGTTGTCATTGTCTTTGTTTCAGCTATGCCCTGGCTGACCGGTTTTAAATTGTTTTTAAGTACGAAGCAAAAGTACGATTTCTTTTTCAGATAAAAAAATTATTTCAGGAAAAAATGAAACAAAATTTCATCTTTAACGTTTACAAAAAATGCCGGAGGGCCCTCCCCGGCACTTAATCTATTCAATATCAATCCCTTCATCGATCTGCCTGATTCTCTCCTGGCATATATGAATGATCTTTTCGTAGTCCAATCTTCTGGGATCGGTGCCTTTTTTCCTGAGCACTCTTTTGATTATATCAGCATCCCAAGGATTCAGCCGGTACTCAATCCATATTGACCAAGGTTGGATCAAATGTTTGCTATAGTCAGATGCTCCTATATTATGTCCTCGAGTATCTGAATCATCCAAGATCCCGAGTTGTTTAAGTCTATTTGTTAATTGGTCGCTTATTTCCATGATTCTTATGAAATTGATATTTTTCTTCTGCTCTCTTCCTTGCTTCAATAGCTGAGTCTTTCTCTGAGAATAAACCTAAATGAATCAATTGCCCATTCACTTTAATGCAGGCTCTCCATTTCTTTGTAGCTTTATGGAACCCAACCCCGTGAACTCCAGATTTATTGTTTTTCTGCAGGGGAGTATTTCGATGGTTGACTTTATTCGTAACCTCCCTGAGATTTTCAAACCTGTTGTCTGTTTTGATTTGATTCACATGATCAATCTGATTCTTAGGAAAGTCCCCAGTAATATACAACCAGACCAATCTATGGGCTTTGTATTGTTTCTGATCGATAGTTATATGAATGTACCCTTTAGAGGTAAGTGTTCCCGCTTCCTCTCCTTTCTTCGATCCATTGATTATGTCCTGTTTCCAGAAGAGTTTTCCAGAACCAGGATCATAAGTCAATATATTCTTAAGTTCGCTCTGTGTCATAGAATAAACTTTGAATCTTTCATGTACTCATCCCAAAGTGGTTTCACCCTCCGGAACTTCAGCATAACGATCCTGGACAGTACATTGATGACCAGACCAAAGAACCCGATCACAACTCCTGCAATATGCAGGATCAAAACTATAATATAAATGACCTTTTTCATGCTCTATTATTTTGTACCAGTTGAACCGAATCCCCCTTCACCTCTCTCAGTCACTTCTCCTGAGTAGAGTTCTTCTTTAGACCCAACAACTTCGATCCCTTCATAAGATACCGGAACCAAAAGCATCTGGACCAATTTCTCACCAGGCAAAAGCTCCTGGACGTCCATCCCTACATTAGTAACGTGCAGGTGTACCTCTCCTTGGTAGTCCTCATCAACTACACAGGCCCCGACCTGAAGATGTTTCTTTGTGGCCACACCTGATTTGTTCATCACGATCAAGGCAAAGCCTTCAGGAACCCGAACATGAATCCCGGAGGGGATGTTTACGTCTTGACCTGGAGCAAGCCAATGTGATCCTGGAAAGTCATTTGGGATATAGAAGTCAATCCCGGCCGATTTCTCTGTGCCCCGTGTTGGGGTCTTTACGTCTCTTACTTTGACAATTTTCATACGCTTTACTTTTTAAAAATTTGATTATAGAATAAGTCAAACACTTTAGCCTTATAAGCCTCAGGGGTTTGTCTGAGTTGATCATTCTTGAGTGGAACCTTTTCACGGTCCAGGATCTCATCCGGTAGCAGACCTCTGAAGGTATCTTTCAAATGCTTCTTTTCAATCCTCTCTGAATAAGGTAGCGCCAGTGCGTACTTGACTACATCATGTGAGAGGAAAGGATTTCGTAGTTCGATTGTGTACCTCATCGAGGCCCTGTCCAGGCGAGGCAGATGATAGAATGGGAGTTCTTCAAAGACATCAGACTTCTGAGAGTCATAGGTCTTGATGCGCCTGTAGCCCCCAAACAGTTCATCCGCTCCATCTCCTGTCAATACGATCTTTTCAGGGACCACCCCCAGAAGTTTATGCTGAGGGATCACTGAACCAAGATCTACAGGGGTTTCATTCCAGAGAAAGCTTTCGGACATTTCCTGGTCAATATCATAAGTCAAGTAGGTCAAATCAATACCAAGGAATTGGGCCAATAAATTGGCATATAAGGCCTCATTGTTCTCCACTGAATAAAAGGTATTGGTTGAACCCAAATCATTCAGGATTCGGGCTATTATGGATGAATCCAGACCCCCTGAGACCAATGTCCCAACCTGATATGTTTTAGAGATCAATCTCCTTTCAACAGCCCTATAGAGCAAGGTCCTGAGGTCCTCCTTCGGTTGATTCTTGGTCCAATCAAAATAAGGATACGGATCAACAATCAAGATTCGGCCTGAGACAAATACATAGATCCTGTTTGGCATGATCCGGCGTACGCCTTCCCATGGTGTCCGGTCGTCTGTATTATATCCCCATTTGTAGACTGAACTTTTATAGAGTTCATCGAATGCTTGGTTCCGTACCAGCGGCCGGATCTCTGAGCAGATTTCACCCCTTTCATTATAGTACAATTGTTTCTTCCCTAAAGGGTCAGTAAAGCAATACATGAATCCGTTTGGTGTGACGTGGACGATGGACCAAAACCCATCCCAATTGTTCGCCTCCTCCAAGATGTCCCGGATGTTCTCCGAATTGAACAGATCGAGCAGATACTCAACGTCTGAAGTGTACTTCATAGGTATGTTGAAGATCTCCCCGTTGTAGAGGAGAAATCCTCCATCCTTGAGTTTTAGAGGTTGCTCCCATCCATCCCCTTCAATAGTCTGGATCGGAAGGCGATGGTGCCCAATGTAAAAGCCGAAAGCTTTTTCGTAGTGAGATTCGATCCCCCTGTGTTTCAACAGGGGGATTCGATCAAGATCTCGTGTTATTATTATTCCGCACATAATTCGTCTTTTAGATCATTGTTGATTCTCCGTTGTGAGGAGGTAAAAAAAGAAATCCTTTTTATTCCTTTTCCTTTAGCTTTCAAAAAGCGTCCTCCCCTACCCCAATGGAGTCTTTTATCGACTTTACGTTTTTTCTTCTCTGATGCCATGATGTTATCTGTTTTGAATTACTCCGCCCATCTAACAAATTGTTTCTGGATTAATAGTTGCAAAAGCTTTAGCAAGACAATACGCTTGTTTTTCTGACATTGAAAATCTAACGTATGGATTATCTATGAATTTTTTCTTTATGTCAGATTCCCAAGTCGTGATGTCCTCGTTAATTACAAAAGGCTTGATTTCTTCGTTCCAAACGGTGTTAGCCATTTGCTCATATACTGTATTTTGAGTTGTATTACTCTCTACCATATAATCAATGAACTTAATTAGTGAAACTTTTAGGTTTTGAATTGTAGTTGTCATTGTCTTTGTTTCAGCTATGCCCTGGCTGACCGGTTTTAAATTTATGATGAAGCAAAAGTACGATTTCTTTTTCAGATAAAAAAATTATTTCAGTGAAAAATGAAACTATTTTTCATCTTTAACGTTTTATCAATAGATCACCCAGTTCGACAGATCCTCGTTGTAAGCGTGGAAACTACCGGCATAGTAATTCAGAGCACCACATTTCAATCCCGGATATACCGATTGAAGTTCCTCGACTATATATTGCTGAATGGCATGAGTGAGCCAAATGTCGATAGCGAAGTGTTTGAAATAGTCATTGCTTCGAATGTAATACAGGACCATCAATTTGTTGTTCCGGATAAGGAACTGATATGAGATCGAGCAAGGGATTCGGGTTTGAAACCCTGCAGAGTCTTTTGTGTCCACAGGATCAAATATCATAACCATCGCCCTCCTGGTGTGTTCATCATCCTTCAGAGCAGCAATGGCATTGTCCAATTGACCCATGTGATTGATCCTTTCCGAATAGGTGTAGTCAAATTTATCTCCCTCAGCTTTCGACATTAGTTTCTGCCAAAGGTCCAGGCGTACCTTATATGAATTCCCGGGATTGAGTCCGGCCCTGTTCAAGCGGTCTCCGAGTTCAGTCCAGCAATAGTCTTCAATGTTCTTGGCTTCATCCTTAAAGATGAATTCCAGCATCTCCTTCTTCTTAAGGAAGGGTTTGGAGATTATGAAGTTGACCCCGATCAGTTCCTTTGTGTTCTGGTTCTCTCCTTCGAGAGCTTGGTTCTGATAGTGTTTCACCGGGACGGTGATTCCTGATACTTTCAATTCGCGATCCATCTCCTGGATCATCTCTAAACAGTCTTTAAATATCCTTGCCATTTTCTTTTTGTTTTACGAGTTCACAATACTTTTTACTTCCACAGAATTCACAGACCTTTGCCTGAGCAGAATATCCTACCATCTGACAAAAGTCATATTTGTTTTGATCAACATAGTTGTTCGGGTTGATCAGCCGTTTTTGAGTGTAGTCCTCCTCATTCCTGTTACCTTCCAGAAAGTCCTTAATCTGCTGAGTGATGAATGTACAGAACTCAACAGGTATACATTTTCCAGTCTGTTTGATCAGCGACCCATATTGTTTATTGGTCTGAGTAACGTTTTTGGGGAAGAATACAAAATCATCCGGGCATCCTTGGATCTTGGCCCGTTCTCGGATGGTGAACGGGTATAAGGTGTCACTCCTGAAGTGGTTATCAAAAGCAGCTCCGCCTCCAGATAATACCCCAGCATGACCATTCACATCGATCGGATAAAACCCTATTCTCAATTTGCGTTCCCCTTTCCGGTTGTAATATGGGATGATATTGTTGAGAGGAAGGTCTTTCAAATATCCCTGAAGTTCTCTGAGTGTGATCCTGTTCTCATCCACTGATTTGTCAATGTAGTCGGGATCAAAGTTGTATCGTCCCCAGCCACTGTAGATTGCATCAAGATCCAATCTTTCATTGTTCTCAGCGTCCGGGCTTATCTCCTCCAGGCGTTCGATGATAGTAGTATCATGCTCGAATTCTCCAGGTATGAAATAGAACCCCAATTCTCTGAGGGAGCCAATGACGAAGAGTCTTTTCCTATTCTTCTGAAGGTTACCATAACCATGATTGTTGATCCACTCGTAGTGAATGTCATAATCGGGCAAATTCTCCATGTACCAGGCCCAATCCGCCACGATCAATGATTTGGGTAGGTTATCCATCACAAAGAATTTTGGCCTCAGTTTTTGGACCGCCTCGATGAACTGAGGGATGTCTCCCTTATCTCCTGCATCGATTGCATTATTCTTGTTGGCCCGCATATTAGAGAAGTTCCCACACTCAGTGTGCCCGATGATGAGATCGAGATCCTGACATGCTTCGAGTTTCTCCTGGTCCAGGTCCTCAAGTCGATCGACCATGAAACTACCGGGGAAATTATGTTCGAAGGTTCCAGTATGATAGTACTGTCTCCACTCGATATTCCCAACTATGTCATACCCTTGGCGTTTCGCTCCTATGAGCATGGAGCCGACTCCACAAATCATTCCAAGTGCTTTCATATTAGTAGTTTGAGTTGATCCTGAATAAATTAACTTGATACTTTAGAGACCAGAGGTCGCATACCTCCTCCATTGACATACCCAATGCGTAAAAGATATTGAGGTAGTTCTCCCATATCTTTTTGAACCGGGATTCAAATATGTATAGATCGACGAGGTACTGAGACCGGCGCCACTGTCTATTCTTCAGAAGATTGGCAGTCACACCCAACTGGTAGACTACATTAAGTACTTTCTCATCAATTGAGCAGGCATTCAATTGAATCGTTGAAGGAAGGTTCTTGAGGTCCCACCCATAGAGCAAATAGAGTTCGATCAGGAAGTTGAACCCATCAATCAATTCTTCTCTGAAATGATTTTCGTTCTTGCGGTCCTCCATTGCCTCCATGAGCTCTTCGGTGATCCTCCAGCAATACCTTTTGAAAATCTCCTGATCTTCGTAGGTGTCAATATCGAAGTGAGCGAATATCTCTCTCGCCTCAGGTTCGTACAGAAACTTGATTTCTTTCTGCTTTTCGAATATGGTTTCAAGGCTATATCTTATTGGTTTGAAGTCCTCGATGTTCATTCCTTATCCTCTTTTTTAGAAGTTGGTTCCACACCATTGTGGTAGTTATTCAGAGCCCCGATATAGGCTACCGCATCCAGGAGGTTGTCCTCTTTATGTGAGTAGGCTTCACGGGCCAGCTTGAGAGCTATTTGGAAGTAGTAGATGTCCAGTGTGCTTACTTCCTTGTTGCACAGAACGGACGCGATCTTAGCAGCCCGTTCATTACATTCAATGAAAGGTCCGTATTCTCTTTCTTTCTCTTCGGACCTTTCATTGATGATCTGGTTCGCTTTTTCCAGAATGTTCATCCTTATTCCTCGGTTTGAGTTTCGATTGAACCTTCTTCAGCAGGAGCATCTTCTTCAGTAGCCGGAGCTTTTTCCTTCTTAGGAGCTTTCTCCTTCACCGGAACCGGAGCAAGATCCCCGATCTTCAGGTCTTCGGAGTCGATCGCTTTTCCGTACATGTTACCATCTTCGGCGAGGATGCGGTACTGAATGAAGTTGTTGCGTTTGTCCAGGCGGACACCTTTGATGACGCCCTTGGTTTCTTCCTTGGTCTTGGTGCAAAGGAAAAGGACCTCGTGACCTTTGTTCTTTTCTGCTGCGTCCATACGAGAAAGGATCTCCTCCCCAGTCAATTGCTTCTTCAGAGGTTTGGGTTCCTTCTCAGCTTTAGGGGCCTTTTCCTTTTTAGGAGCTTTCTCCTTTTTGTCCTTAGGTTCTTCTGGCTGTGCATCAGCAACATCTTGGCCTGAGCCTTCCGCAGTAATGTCTTCGTCGGACAATGTGGTGTTCACGATCGATCCGTCTTCAGATGGATGTTCTTCAAGAGCACCGCGATCAACCAGGATCTCCTGGATCATTCTCAGTTCAACGCCTGTAGCGGATGAGCGAGATTTCTGAAGTTGTTTTGTTGATTTCCTTTTCATGGTAGAGAGTTCGACCTCTGTCAGTTCCAGAGTGTCTACGTAGTCACGTTCAATGACTTCAGTAACTCGTGCCACGAAAGCCTCTTTTGTTTCTCCTTCTTCCGAGAAGAATTGAACACCGTTCGACAAGCGAATTTCTTTTTCCGATTTTGATTCAAATAATTGAGCTTTCATCTTTTTAATTTTTTAGAGTGAAACATTGTGTAATTGATTACAGAGGCAAATGTACGACCTTTTCTCCAGATAAAAAAATTATTTCAGTAAAAAGTGAAAAATAATTTCGTTAAAAAGGTAAGTCGTCGTCTGGAGGATTACATCCTTTGGAGCTATTTGCTTGTAAACTAAGCACTTGGATGTTTCCGATCTCATACCCTTTCCGGGGATCAATCCTATCTATAGAGGCCGATTTTTTTGTCTTGCCCTTCAATTCAATGTAGTTGGTCTCTTCGCAGAAGGTCCGGAACTCCTCTAAAGTGAGATTGAACTCCTTACCCCTGCGCTTGGCGTTCTGATGCAGAAGGTTGTATGTATACCCTATGGGGTTGGTCTCCTTCTGGAACCTCGCATGATGCTTATGACAAAACCTCTTCTTCGGAGCTTTGTTCGCCATGCACCTGTACGCCTGGCACAGGTGCGGCTTCTTGTTGGTCTTGATCTGGAACATTATCGAAGTATTCAAATAGGTCCTTTTTCTTGATTCCGGTCACTCTGTAGTGCTTGGTCTGAATTCGAACCCTGATTGGTTTTCTGATTTCACTTATTATTTCTATATCGTCTTGCCCCTCCAGGAGAGCCTTCAATTGTTCAAAGTCTATTTCTTCCATTACAACTCAATTTTATCAACAATAATTCCTGCTTGTCTCAGTAGGTCGATCCCCTCAGTGATCCGGTACTCCTCAGCATCTGAGCTATACGCAAATACTGTTTGTCAAACTTTTCCAACATATTTCTTTATTTTAGCTTTGACTGCTTCCATCAATCCATCTTGTTTGGCGCTCTTCCTTACCTGAGCAGCTATGACGTCTTGGTCGAGGGTTTTGCAAGCAACCAGTTTGTTAATGATTACAACTTCTTTTTGGCCTTGTCGATCCAGGCGGGCATTGAACTGTTGTTCAAGTTCCAGGGACCAGGTTTGACCGAACCAAATAATGATATGACCTCCGGCCTGAAGATTCAAACCATGACCGCCCGAAGCTGGGTGCATCAACATGACCTGGATCTTCCCGGCGTTCCAGTCTTTTATGTCCTTATCAACTTTCAATTCACGAGGATTGTATTTCTTCAGAGCCACCTTCAGTCGTTCCATGTCATGTCTGTAGGTCCAGGCGATCAACACCGGTTTGCCATTCGCATCCTCGATGATTTCCTTGGCTGCCTCTATCTTCAGATCATGAACCACATGGAACTTTTTATTCTCATCATACACGGCCCCATTTGCGAACTGAAGCAATTTGTTTGATAGTGCTGCCGCATTCACTGCCGAAATCTCTTTGCCTTCCTCGTGATCAGGGAATAATGAAAGGACCTGCTCACGTTCGAACGCATCATATTTCTTTTGAATATCAGGAGGGAACTTTATATCAATAAAGTTATCCATCCGTCCAGGCAAAGTCAAATAGTCCTTGGCTTTCATACTCATACAGATGTCCCCGATCTTTTCATGAATTCTTTGTTCCCCATCAGGAGCAAGATCATATGAATATATGATTGCACCGTTTCGTTTTCCTGGCCTAAAATAATCCTCCCGAAAGTGGCTGATGAATTTTCCGAGTCGCTTTCCTCGGTCAAGCAAATAGACCTGACTCCATAAATCGATCAAGCCATTTGGCGCCGGTGTTCCCGTCAGTCCAACTACTCTTTTGAATGAGGGTTGAACCCCTCTCAGAGCTTTGAATCGGACCGACTTCGGGTTCTTGAAACTACTGAGTTCATCAATGACAAGCATATCAAATGGGAGCATTGACCCCCCGAACTGTCCACAGAGCCAGGCGATATTGTCTCGGCCAATGGTGTAGATATGTGCTTTCTCAGATAGGGCCTTCCTGCGTTGTTTGTCCGATCCTATAATCTTGGAGACCTTCAGATGATTGAGGTGCTCCCATTTTTCGATCTCAGCATCCCACACACTTTCTGCTACTCTCTTCGGTGCAACGACCAGAGCACTGTCGATGTCCAGTTCCTCGAACATCAGTTTGTTGATAGCAGTAAGTGTTGAGACAGTCTTTCCAAGACCCATCTCCAGGAACAAAGCACAGTGCGTATTGTCCAGGATATGGTCTATAGACGTGAGCTGATAATCATGTAAGTCACTATATTTCATATTCGCTTATTATTCGTTCAATTTGTTCTGAGGAGTCCACCACTTCAACTCTGAAGCCAAGACCTCTCAATTTGTTATGGATGAAGAGTTGAATCTTCCGTGGTTTTCGGTTCGTTGTTTTCAGTTCCACGAACAAGATCCTCCCTCCAGGCAAAAGGCATAGACGATCGGGGAGCCCCGTAATATGTGCCGACAGTAATTTCAGACACCACCCTTTGAGCTTTCCTTCTACGGAATTCTTCAACGAACGCTCTAATGTCTTCTCGCTTTCTATATTTTTCATATTCTTCTCTCGTTTCAAAATTAATCGAGCTTGCGAGCGTAATACTTTTGCTTTCCATAGATCTTAAAGTTTCTGGTTGAGTTAACCTGTTCCCATTCGTCCAGTCCGCGCATGATGTCATTGATGTCACGGGTCTTGTACCGGTCCATGTCCTCTTTATTCTTGCCGAGGCATTCACACCATATCTCTGCAACGCAAACATACACGCGATCGATTTTCCCCTTCTCACTTAGTGGATCTTCGAGGAAGGATCTCCTTTCGTATAGGTCAAGTGTGTCCCAGTCCTCAGGTAGAAGCCTGTTCAAATAAGCTTCGATCAATCCCCTGCGTTCATCCGTTTCACTGTGTAACTTCTGTTGAACAGTAGCTATCTTCTCAGCCTCTTTGCTGAGGTATAAGGGTTCACCTTTACGATAGAGATAAACGGCCTCGGCCCATATCTGATCGATCAAGGATTTGTCTCCGAGGAAGGATTTTAGTTTTTCATTGTCCACCAGTTTGATGTTGTGGATGTCCACGGGCATGAATCGTCTATTTCCGGACGGGTCTCTGAGGAACGTACTCTCGTTCGTGGTAGCAATGAAAACACATTGCCTTGGGTAGGTCTCAGGAGTACGGGCGTAAGCCGGGCGGAACATATCCTCTTGCTTACTGATGAAGTGTTTGATCGCCTCGATGTCCGCTTTCCTCAATCCGGATAGTTCAGCCATCTCGATCAACCAAGCTCCTTGAAGTTGTTCGAATGCCTCCTTCCCCTGAACAGTGATGAAGGTATCAGAGAACCAGGATTGACCAAGAGCTCTAAAGAATGAACTTTTCCCCGTTCCTTGTTCCTGGCTCACTAATGTGAGAACAAGATCAAATTTGATCCCTGGTTCAAATACTCGAGCAACAGCCCCTACCATCATTTTTCTGATCGCCTCCCTCGAGTAGATACAATCTTCAGCTCCAAAGTAATCAATCAAAAGACTATCCAAACGTGGGACCCCATCCCACTCGAGTGATCTGAGATAGTCGAGGATAGGGTGATAGTGGTTTTTCTCGAATTCCAATGCCATTGCGTCTTCGATCTTCATAGCTCCAGAGATCCCATATATACTTTCAATGTAGTTTCTTACTCCGGAATAGTCAACGTTTTTGACTGGTTCAGGCTTAGTGACCTTACGCCATGGGAGATTGCCGAACACGTACCTCTTACCATCGAAATCATTTTGTCTGAATAATTTTTTAAGTCTATGGTCATTGGCAAAGATAAGGTTGAGATTCGCTGAGGTTGACAAATAATTTCCTTTCGAGTCAACTTCAAGATCCTGCATCCATTCAATGTCTTCATCCTCTACGGCCTCGTTCTCTGTAAGATCCTCAGTGAAGTCGTATTTCGCTTCTTGAATGTTCTCAGCGGCTATGATCTTTTTGACGGCCTTATCTTTTCGAGCGAGTTCCTCCATAGCGGC